GTCCTACAGATAAAGATTTATTAATGGGGCAATCTAAACTTGAAGCATTAACACTAGCGTTAAATAATATAAGGGCGGCATATGAATCGCGGGGTATGATTATGGTTGAACGCGGCGCGAATGGCGCGTGGGTCAATAATAGTATTAAGGATAGTTCGGGAGGTAGCGTGCCATTGCGTAAAAGGGAAATAACTAACTTGCGTGATGCATTCGGACGATATGGTACAATGATGGGTCAACGTCAGTTTATTATATCGCCAAGGGATATACGGTTTGAACAAGCTGGAAATTTTCGCCCGAAAGACTTAGGATTATTTGATGAGACTGAAGAAAGTTTTAGAAAGATACAAGATGGATATGGAACACCTCCAGAATTATTTGCACGCCCTGATGGATCGACTTACGAAAATCAAAGACAGGCGCGCAAAGGTTTATATGTGGATACCATCATACCAGAGGCAACAGAGTGGAGTAATGGGCTTAGTGCAAAGGTATATCCTAACGGAGAGAAAAAAATAATACTGGATTATACTCATTTGGAAATTTTCCAGGATGATATAAAGATTAAGGCAGAGAAAACGAAAGCTATTATAGAAAATCTTTCGCTGTTACTTGGTGATGGTATGATAAGTGAGGAAGAGTATCGCGCGGAAATTTTTAAGCATGGGCTAGGGAATGGTAAAGCATTACCTAAGCCTGAACCAGAAGACGTACCACCAACACCGCCAGCGGTAGAGGAAGGGGATATGGAAGAAATGGAACTCGCATTTAGTTCGAACGGTAAACATTAAATTATATGGCAAAGCAAAAAGAGTCGGCACACGATGCTGAAATAAAACAATCAATCGGTAGTATGATGAAAGGTAAGATGTCACAGCGTGATCGTAACCTTGCTATAAAGGCGGAACTTATAAAGGCCGGTAAGCATCCGGAACCAAAGTTTGAGCATGGTACAACTCAAAAGGAAAGAAATTTATTGCTTAAAGAAAAACTTTATGGAAAAGAAAAAGGACAAGCAGGAGCAGCCAAAAAAAGTGGTAAGTAAGGCGTCCATTGAAGCGGCAAAGGCCGTAAGGGAAAAAATTATTTTAGAAAAGCAAATAGTTAAAAAATAAAACTATGTTGACTATTCCACAATTTGCTGATAAGGCAAAGTTACATGATTGGCTTGTGAGTAATAAGTCATTACTTATTGCGCAAAAGAAAAGTACTATTAAGCATGCGGATGCATTTAGTGGTAGCGTTAAATTTATTATGGATGATGATAAAACCATTATTACTAAGGCAGAACTTATACCATCCACTGTGACTAAGATTAAAGTACGCGCGATTATGAATACTACTAAGTTATTTGATTCGCATGAAGACGTGCATATTGATCAGCTTTGGAATAAGTCAATTAAAGAAACTAAAGATAATTACCATATCAAGCAACATGATTTTTCATTTGACGGAATTATTTCCGAGAATGTTAAAGTGTTTACCAAGCAAATGACATGGCATGAATTGAATTATAATTATGAGGGTAACACGCAAGCCCTCGTATATGATTCTATCATTGATCGCGATGACATGCCGGATAATACAAAGACTATGTTTGATGCGTACCGCAAAGGAAGGGTGAAGCAGCATTCGGTTGGTATGCGGTACGTTGCGTTAACATTTGCGCTTAATGATGAGCGTTATGAAGAAGATTTTACAGTTTGGGAAAAATATTTTCCAGATATAGCCAATAAAGAAGATGTTTTAGATAATGGTTATTTCTGGGCTGTGACCCAGGCGAAAAATATTGAAGGTAGCGCAGTGGTCAAAGGTTCAAATTTTGCCACGCCTACTTATTCGGTTGAAGCTAAGACGGAGCCGTCGAAGGACACTACGCATGAACAGGTGAAGACCATTCTAGCTTCGGAGTTAGTTAAAATGTATCAACCTAAAATTTAAAAAACATGGATGAAAAAGAATTGCAGAAGCTAATGGATGGTATAGCCACTAAGAATGGCGAAGCTATCAAAGCGGCTGTAAAAACTGAAATGGAAGCGGCAACGACTGGACTAATGAAGTCCGACGAGCTTGCCGCTAAGTTCACGGCGATGGGGTTAAAGGATAACGTCATTAAAGAACTTACTGATGCTATTGAAAAGCAGGGCATCGAGATTGGAAAGATGTTGAATGGCACTACTGGACCTAAGAAAGGTTTGGAAGAAATGATTGCAGAAAAAGCTGTGGACATTAAGAAGATCGCTACTGGTGGTGGAAATGTTAAGTTTAACATAAGCAACAAGACACTTGTTCAACGGTCTGCGGTTGGTTCTACCACTATGGCGATGCGCTTGGCGGAAATCGGGCAACTCCCGTATATGGGAACGGAAATGAGTGACTTGTTCAGGCACGTACAAGTTTCACCAAGTTCAAATGGTGTGATTCGTTACTATGATCAGGCAACGGTAACCCGTGCGGCTGCGTCTGTGGCAGAAGCGGCTCAAAAACCTGAATCTGTTATCACATGGGCGGAACGTACGTTACTCATTGAAAAAATTGCCGACTCTATTCCTGTGACTAAAGAAGCATGGGCGGATGTTGGATTTATTCAAGGAGAGCTTGATAGATTGCTGAGGATTAACTTGGCGTTGAAAAAAGATGATCTTCTTTGGGATGGTGATGGTGTTACTCCTAATATTAAAGGGGTGTTTACCTCAGCTGGCGCATTTACCACTACACCTTATGATGATAGTGTAGAGGCAGCAAATTTGTTTGACCTTGCATCGGTAGTAGCTACTGATATTTCAAATACAAGGCAAAGTAAGTATAAGGCTGATACGGTTATTGTTAATCCTATCAATATGCTTGGCTTGCGTCTTGCTAAGGATGGACAAGATCGTTATCTTTTCCAAGGTCAATCACTTCCGTGGAATGTAGTTGAAAGTTCTCAGGTAACTGCGAACACTATGCTAGTGGGTGACTTCCGTTATGGAACAATCTACGACCTTGAGGATGTAGTAATCGAGATGGGTTGGATCAATGATCAATTCATTAAGAATGCATTTACCATTCTTGCAGAGCAACGTCTTGGTTTGCTTATCAGGACTGTAGATGAGACTGCATTTCGTAAAGTAACGGATATCGCAGCGGCACTTGCAGCAATCGAAACACCTTAATATGAGAAAGTTTATAATTCTCGCGCTGTTGCTGATTGGATTTTCAGCGCAGGCGCAACTAAGGGATTTGCGGCAAGCGGACCCGACTAAAACGTTGGATACGATAACGAACACCGCTACGAATACTTTGTCATCATTGAAAATGGCGCCGAATACTTCCGCTAGTACAACGGTATGGGTTACGGTTACTAAAATTAGTGGTACGGTAGGCGGAACGATAACGTTGCAAGGTAGTTTGGATGGAACGGCTTGGAAAGCGGTTAACACGATGGGTACGCAAACGGCAATGGCGGCAGTTACAGCTACAGATGCTAGTAATACGTACCATTGGTATCTAACCGGTTGTCCTTTTCAATACTATCGAGTCTCGTGGACCGGGACGGGTACTATGGCGGCAAGTTTTTCGGCGAAAATTTTAGCCAGGTAAATCTAAAATCTCAATGGCAAATATTATTGACACTTCCTATTTCGTAGACGACATAGAACTTCCAAATGTTAACCAAGCGCCGATTAAGGCGGGTGTGGAGAAATCTATTGCGCTTTATGAGAAGGAAGTGTTGATAAGTTTACTTGGATATTCGATGTATAAAGATTTAGTGGCGGCAATTGCGTTGCCATACACGGCAGGGGATAAGTGGGATAAGTTAATCAATGGTGAGGAGTTTACTTTCACGTTTGAAGGTGAGACGGTAACCCGTTACTGGGATGGCTTGAAAGGATTCGAAAAAAAATCATTGATCGCGTACTATGTTTATTTCATGCATCGAAGAAAGGAAGTAAGCTATATGGCAGGAGTAGGAACAGAGGTTGAAGCAGAGACGGAGAACAGTACGAAGGTGAGTTTATACGAGAAACTTGTATGGATATGGAATGAGTTTCTCTTAATGTATGGCGACGGTTGTACTAAAGGGCAGTATGACAATGCAGAACCATCCGCGTATAATTATCTGACTACTAAGGCCGCTAATTTTACTAATTGGAAATTTGAAAGTCAGGGGGAAGAACTTAATACGTTCGGGGTAATTTAATGGGGCCAGAAAGTTATATACAAAAGTTTGAGCGCGTAGTTGATCTACTAAGGCCAACTGGTAATTATACTATTGTAGGTAACGAAGTGACTAGTGATGTACTCACTTACTTAACTGAAGGTGATTATATCACGTTAGATGGTTTAAAAGTAAGGGTCACTTTACTGGTTAGTGATAAAGTTTTTCAGGTAGAGGTATTCGGTCAAACGATTACTGTATCTGGAATATGGAAATCACTGGCCCCCTATTTTGATTACGGAACCCGCCGGACCATTAACATAAAGTTGATGGAGAAGAATGGCGGAGAGTATGCGTATCAAAAATATCCACTCATTGCTTTAAGATTGCCAACACTTGTACAAGTTGAAGGCGGCATCGCTACGATTGAAGCGAATTTACTTATAGCCAATTTTACTAACAAGCATTATAGACCGGAGGACCGCATTGCGAATGTGTTTGAAGAAATCCTCTGGCCATTAACAAAGTTGCTTGTTATGCGGATAGGTTCATCCGGTGAGTTTATTGGATTTGAGCCTAGTTATTCTCAGATAGATAGATTATTCTATGGAACTGAGACAGGCGAAGAGAATATCGCTAATATTTTTGACGATCCATTGGATGCTGTTGAGATTAGGATAAAATTAAAATATTTTATTGACGGATGCGTGGCGCCGTCAGCGACTACATTAGACGCTGGTTTCGAATATGTATTTAGTCATCCACTTGAAAATTAAATAAAAAATAAAATGGCATTAGATTGCATAACAGACGTTCAAAATGTTGGCGTATCTGCATGTAAACAATTCCCGCAAGCTATTGAGTCGTTTATCAAAACGCCTTTAGACTTTACTATAACGGCCGTTAACGCGGCTAC